TTCCGATTTGGACGAAACGAGCGCGGGCTTTCAGCGTTTTATGGTTTTTGCTAAGGGGGTTGTATGGTGATGGTGGGTGATGCGCCGTTGTCTCAAATTGAGTTTGCTGCATTGGTTGGCGTGAGTCAGCAGGCAATTTCGGCGCTGCAAAACGAAGGCGCATTGCCAAAAAACACCAGTGGCGCGCAGCTGCTGCATGCGTATTGCGCGAGACTGCGTGAGGTGGCAGCAGGCCGTCAGTCTGCGGGTGTTGGCTCGCTTGACCTGGTGCAAGAGCGGGCGGCGTTGGCGTTTGCGCAGCGCGAGGGGATTGAAATAAAAAACGCGGTGATGCGTGGCGAGTATGCCAGCGTCTCGCTGCTCTCGCAGGTGTTGGCGACGGCCAGCCAATCGATTGTTGACCGCCTCGACTCGATCCCAGCCACGCTGAAAAAGCGCTGCCCAGACATGTCGGCCGACGCGCGTGATGCCATCATGGAAATCATGGCGGCGATGCGTGCCGACTGGATACGCTCGACCGAGCACCTCGTCGTCGCATCGATTGCTGATGACGACGACGCGCTCTACACCAACGACGATCCCATCGTAGACGACGCCGCCTAGCCCATCATCAAAACACCCGTGCACCCTACCGCCGAACATAGCACCACCGCTCACCCGATCACGCGCACCGCTGTGATCGCCGCCGTTCGCGCGGGCCTCTCGCCACTTAGGCCGCTCCCCCCGCTCACGCTCAGTCAGTTCGCCGCGAAGCATTTCTACCTCTCCAAAGAGGCCAGCCACACCACCGGCCAATGGACGCCTGACCCGCCACAGATCGGCATCATGGATTTCCTTTCGCACGACGACATCGAAGAGCTCAACGTTCGCAAGGCAAAGCGCATGGGCTGGACAAAAATTCTCTGCGCTGACTACGCCTTCAACGCAGCATACCGCCGCCGCATCCAAATCATGTACCAGCCGACGGATGACGACCGCGACAGCTTCGTGAAAACCGAAATCGAGCCCGTGCACCGCGATGTGAAAATCATGAGCACGGTCGCCATCAGCGGCAAGGGCGTCGAAGACACGATGAAGCTGAAAATGTTTCTCGGCTCCGTCGCTCACTTTCTCGGTGCGAAAGCCGCGCGCGCCTTCCGCCGAATCACGGGCGCGAACGTCAAGCTCGACGAGGTCGACGCCATGGACCCCGTTGTCGAAAACAGCATCGACCCCGTCGAAGGTGCACGCGGTCGCCTAGAGGGCGCTGCCTTCCCTAAGCTCGCGCTGGGCACCACGCCGCGCGTCAAAGGCATTTCGCACATTGAGCGCCGCGAAAAGGCCGCTGGTGCACGTTTGCGCTATACCATCACATGCCCAAGCTGCGCCGCAGACCACCCCATCATTCAAGGCGACAAAGACTTGCCTTACGGCTTCAAGTGGCACCCTGGCGACTTTGACAGCGCGCACCACGTTTGCCCCCACTGCAAATACGAACTCACCCAGCCCGAATTCCTTCGCATCTGGGGCGCGGGCTACTGGCACGACAAAGACACCGGCCTGCGCTACGACCACGGCGCGCGCCTGTTTTTCGACGCAGCCAACAACAAAACCCGCCCCCCCGCTCATGTTGCCGTCGTGGATTGGTGGGCCGCCTATAGCCCGCGCCGCGCATGGCCCAGCATCGCTAAGGAGAAGCACGAAGCCGCCGTCGCGCTCAAGGCTGGCCAAGACGGCCCGATGCAAACCTACGTCAACGAAACCGAAGCGCGGGTATGGGAGGTCAAGTTCGAGCAAGCCGACGAACACACCCTCTCTCGGCGCGCCGAAGACTACCGCCTGCGTACCGTCCCGATGGGCGGCCTCGTGCTCGTGGCCGGTGTAGACATGCAAGACACCTGGTGGGAAATCGTCGTCTGGGCCATCGGGCGCGGCGAAGAAATGTGGGTCGTCGATCACACGAAAATCATCGGCAACCCTGGTGATATGGCCGAGTGGGAAGAAAAGCTCGACCCGTATTTTTCCTCCGTCTTCCCCCATGAAAGCGGCTCGCAGCTGCGAATCGAAGCCGTCGCGCTCGACACCATGGGCCATTTCACGCATCAGGCGTACAACTACTGCCGCTTGCGCGAAAAGAAAAAGTTCTATGCCGTTCGCGGCGATCCCACCGAAGGAAAGCCCATCGGGGGGCGCGCCACCACGCAAGACGTCAACTGGCGCGGTCAAATTCTCAAGCGCGGCGTCAAGCTCTGGTATGTTGGCGTCGACACCGCTGCCGACACCTTCCACGCGCGCCTACAAGTCAAATCACCCGGCCCTGGCTTCGTTCATTTCTCCAAAGACTTGGCCCCCACGTTTTTTACGGGGCTCACCGCCGAAAAGCGCGTGCCCTTCAAAACATCCAAGGGCATCGTTTACCGCTGGGCCAACGTCGACCGGCTCCGAAATGAGCCCAGTGACTGCACACGATACGCCATGTTTTGCGCCGTCCGGCTCAATCTCAACACATACACCGACGCCATGTGGGCGCGGCTCGAAAGGCTCGTGCAAGCCCCAAAAAACGGCGACTTGTTTGTGAACGCCCCCACCCCTGATGCCCCGCTCGCCTCCCTGATCCAACCCACCCCCCCCAAACCCACCGCGCGCCCCGCGCAGCCCCGCCCCGCTCACTCAACGCCGCGTGTCTGGTAGCCCATGCCCCAAGCTCAACCCGCCCACCCTACCGATTTCCTCAGCGACGTCATCGCCCGTCTCAGCGCCGCCATTGCCGCCACCGCCCCCGAGAGCGACGCGCGCGACATCGCTATCGAAAAAGTCGAAGCCGACCTCCGCCACACCTACGGCAACGACCGCATCAGCATCCGACTCAATCATTCCACCCGTGATGCCGCCATCCGCCGCGACTGGCTCGCCGGTGAGCACTACGCCCTGTTGGAGCGCCGCTACGGGCTCACCAAACGCCGCATCCAACAGATCGTCAAAAACTAGGTGAAATTTCCCGGTAGGAAATTTCACCCCGTGCCCCGTAGATTCACGCAATGACTGTAAAAGTAACCGCACCGTCAGGCGTCCCCCGCCTCACCGGCCTCCTCACCCCCGATGACTGCTCCGCGCACGTCATCGACCAAGGCCCGCCCGGCCCCCAAGGCCCCGCAGGCGCAGCCGGTGGCGGCACCTACACCCACACCCAGTCTACCGCGCTCGCCGTGTGGACGGTCGCACACAACCTCAACCGCCGCCCCAGCATCACCGTCGTCACCAACCTCGACCAACGCATCGAACCCGACGTGACCTACGTTGACGCCAACACCGTGCAAATCACCCACGCCGCCGCGCAAATCGGCAAGGTCTACTGCAACTAAACATCAGGACATCGCCCCCCCATGAAAATTACCAACAATCTAGATTTCAACAGCCTGCGCGGCATCAACTTACTTGACCCCACGGGCGCGCAAGACGCCGCCACCAAGGCATACGTAGATGCCCTGGTACAAGGGCTGAAGTGGAAAGACCCCGTCCGCGCCGCAACGACCGCGAACATCACGTTATCCGGTGCACAAAGCATTGACGGCGTCAGCATCATCGCGGGTGATCGCGTCCTCGTCAAAAACCAATCCACGGCCAGCACGAACGGCATCTACGTCGCCGCCGCAGGCGCTTGGACACGCGCCACCGACTACGACGCCTCCGCCGAAATCCTCGGCAGCGCCTGCTTCGTCTCAGAGGGCACCACGCTCGGCAACAGTGTCTGGTTGATGACCACCGACGGCCCGATCACGCTCGCTACAACGTCGCTCGTCTACACCCAAATCGGCTCCGGCACCAGCTACACCGGCGGCACCGGCATCAGCATCGCGGGCTCGGTCATCAGCATTGACACCACCGTCACCGCCCGCAAAGCCGCCGCCGCCATCGGCGACGGCACCAGCACCACGCTCACGTTTACGCACAGCCTCAACACCCAAGACATCACCGTCAGCGTTCGCGAAACCAGCACCAACATCGGTGTGCTCTGCGACTGGACGGCCAACGGCGTCAACACCGTACAGCTCACCTTCGCCACCGCCCCCGCCGCAGGCGCGTACCGCGTCGTCGTTACCGGCTAAACAATGCGCCACCTCGGCCTCCGTGCAGACCCCAAAGACATCGCCAGCCAAGACCAGCTCGGCGGTGGCGGCGGGGGCGGCACCGTCATCACCGCCGGCACGGCCACGATCAACTTCGGCAGCAGCCCCGGCGCTAACGAAGCCTCGATCGCCGTCACCGGTCAAACGCTCATCCTCGCCACCTCTAAGGTCAAGGTCTGGATCATGGGCGACGACACCAGCGCCTCCCACACCGCCAACGACCACCGCTACCTCCCGCTTCTCGCCGCCTTCACCGCAGGCACCCCCACCGCTGGCACCGGCTTCACGATTTATGGCCGCAGCAACACCTATTTAACCGGCACCTACACCCTCCGTTGGGCTTGGTACTGAAAAGGAAAACAACATGGCACAAGACATCATCACGCGAGGCGCCACCTCCGGCAACGGCCAAGAGGTCGACGTTAACAAAAACGCCCTCGTCGTCCTCCCCGGCTACAACGCGCTTGGCGTCGCCTTCGGCGGCGGCGACGTCGCCGGTCTCGCAAACTTCTCCGAAGTAGACAACGGCGCCACCACTGGCGCGCGCTACGTCCTCAGCGCCGAAGTCGACACCGATTACCGCACCCGAATCGCGCACGATACCCCGCTCGACGAACACTCATTCTGCGCCGATACCGCTCAACACACCACCAAGTTTTCGCACACGTTCACGACGTTGACCGCCACCCAATCCACGGCCGGTCTGCTCACCAACTCCGCAGGCATCACGACCACGACGACGGGCATGACCTACGGCACCTTCGGCATGTTCACCTGCGGCGGTACCAATACGTTCGTGTGTGAAACCGTGTTCTCGCTCAGCGCGCAGCCCACCGCCAACACCATCATCGATTTCGGCGCGTTCCAACGCGGCGCTGCCACCGCCTACGCCCCGCTCGACGGCGTCTACTTCCGGCTCACCTCGGCGGGCCTGTTTGGCGTCATCAACAACAACGGCACAGAGACCACCAGTTCCGTATTCACCGCCACCGGCGGCCTCGGTCTCGGCACGTTTACGTATGCCAATAACACCACCTACCGCGCCCTGATTCAGGTGACGAACGTCAGTACGACGTTCTGGATCAACAACGTGCTGTACGCCACGATCCCCACCCCCGTCGGCCTCAATTTCCCATGCATGTCGCGCGCGCTCCCGTGGTCCATGCGCCATGCCATCGTCGGCGGCGCGGCCGGTGCTGCGCTCTCCATGCTCATCAAGGATTACCGCGTCTTCATGCGCGGGCCGGTCACGGGTGATCCGCTCAGCGTCATCCAAGCCCGCCAACACGGTGCCTATCAAGGCATGACCGCCGCCACGGTCGGCACCTTGGGCACCTACACCAACAGCACCAACCCCGCCGCCGCCGTCCCGTCAAACACATCGCTCGCCGTCGGTGCCGTCGGGCTGCTCAACCAAGCCTGGGAAACCTTCTCGCTCGCCGTCAACACGGACGGCCTTCTGCAAAGCTACCAGGTGCCCGCAGGCTCCGCCACCGCGCCGGGCCGCCGCCTCAAAGTCGTCGGCGTCAAGCTCTCAAGCTACGTGCAAACCGTCCTTGCGGGCGGCCCGATGAACCGCACCTTCACCCTCAATTTCGGCCACACCGCCGTGTCATTGGCCACCACCGAATCCGCCTCGTTCGCCACCGGCACCACTAAAGCCCGCCGCGTCGTTTTGCTGCCCGAACTCACGCAAACCATCACCGCCGCACAAGCCGTCAACACCGCCATTTCGCAGCCCGGCGGCTGCTTCTCCATGTTCCCCGAGCCGATTTACGTCAACCCCGGCGAATTCGTCGCCGTCGCCGTCAAGCAAGTCGGCACCGTCGGCACCACGGGCACGATCGTCACGCACGTACAAATCGTCGCCTCGTTCGAATAAACGCCGCCAACCCCCCTAAAAAGCCCAGCAAACCCTATGTCTTGCCCCGCCACTCTTCTCGCTGGCTCCACCTGGTCGTGGGGCATCGTTGACACCGATCGAAGCCCCGCCGCCGGGTGGGCCCTCGATTTTCGATTGGTAGGCGCGACCAACATCGCGCTCACCGTCACCGTCAACGCACTCGGCACCGGCTGGGATGTCACCCACTCCGCCACCAACAGCGCCGCCGTCGCTCCGGGCCGCTACGAATGGTTCGCCGTCTGCTCGCTCAGCGGCACCGTGCAGCCCATCGCGCGCGGCAGCGTCACCGTCGAGCCCAACCCGCTCCTCGCCACCGCTATCGATAGCCGCAGCGCCTCCCGTATCGCGCTCGAAAACATCGAAGCCCTCATCGCCAACCGCGCCACGACTGCGCAAAAAATGTACGAAATCGCGGGCCGCAAGCTCGAAAATTTCCCCTTCACCGATCTCCTCGCCGCCCGTGATCGGTTCCGGCAAGATGTCTCGCGTGAAGACGCCTGCGCGCGCGCCGCCGCCGGTCTCCCCGATACCCGCCGCGTCCTCGTCAACTTCCGATAGCCCGCCCCATGCGCCTCATCCCTCAATCTGTCCGCTCGATCTTCTCGCGCAAGCCGCCCACCCAAGCGCCGCATGCGCGAAAGTTTCTCGCCGCCCGCATTGATCGATTCAGCGCCGACTGGTTCGCCACCGAGACGAGCCTCAACGAAGAACTGCGCGGCGATCTCAACTTGCTCCGCCGCCGTGGCCGCGATCTCGTTAATAACAACGACTACGCCAGAAAATTTCGCCGCATGTGCGAAAACAACATCGTCGGCCCCACTGGCTTCCGCCTTCAGGTGCGCGTAGAAAACAAACCCGGCGTGCCCGACGAACTCGCCAACACCGCCATCGAATCCGCGTGGGACGAGTGGAAACACACCGCCGACATCACCGGCCAGCTCCACTTCGATCAAC